CTTATCACATCCAAGATAAGAAGACCGGTACGTCTGCTCATGGTATCAGCACGATTGAAGAAGCAATCACTGCAACTCATATCAATAACGAGTATTTCGTCGCTAATCGTGATGGTCGTTGTAAGTTTCTGAATGTATTACAAGGTCGCAATCATAAGCAATCTGATGATTGGTATGAAGAGATGAAGAAGTATTGCGACACCAATGTCTATGGTGACAAAGCCTTCAATGGTTGGGCTTTCGGAGGACAGAATAAGATTGATGTCCACTTAATGCTCAAGCGTCTGGTAGGTATCATCCATGATGGTTATCTTGAAGAAGGTAAACACGATCTTATTCACTGCCTTGGCACTTCTATCATGGAATATGCTGTAATCTTCTCTGATATACAAAAGGCTATCCGTAAATATCACAATCCTAAGTTCCAGATCACATTTGACTGTGCTTCTCCGTTTTTTGCTGCTGCTAAAGGTCTTGCTTATAATAATAACACATTTGAGCATGACACTAAGTGGAGTTATTCAATGGAGAAGACTGCCGAAAATAAAGATTATGCAACTGATACACGCAAGTTTAGTGATGCTGTATTGCAGGACGGCATTCATAAGGTATTCACCGATAGTCCGGTGACAGACCTAATGGTGATGAAGGACCTTTGCTACCGAGGAAAAGGATTCTTAGGGCAACACGGCAAGGAGACCAAAACAAGTTGGGATACACTCAGCTACACTCTCATCCAAGCACACAATGTGTATCAACACATAATTGCAGTTCAAGAAGCTAATCGCAGATATGAACAACGCATCCTACCCCGAATGACCTTTCATCCTCTAGATGGTTATACTTTTGGTGAAGTAGTTGACAAAATATTTGCACTTAAGGATAGACAAGCGAGCCTAGACATGATAGAGTCATATAGTAAGTTTTGGACACAGATGAAAGCAGGTCAAGGATTCTCAGGTAAAAAAACGATCAATGCATATTCACAATTTGACGAACTATATTGAAGGATTAATTATTGAAAATGACCCGTGACTATTTGCGAATGATATCCATCCTAGAAGTAGAACTCTCTGTCCTTGATGCACAGATTGAATCTGGAATGGGCACTTCACAGGATTTAGGAAGACATATGCTCATTAGAGAGCAAATTAGGGAATTAAAACACTTGCATAATCGGTTGGAGTATGATACATTTGAATCATATGAATACGATGAATGAGGATATCATGTTAGAACAACAAGCACAGGCACAAGCAGAAAAGCGTCAACGCATTAAAGATAAAGCAATGCGTACAATTTTTGTAAAATTTCAAAAAGAAGGTATTCATAAGTACCCGGCAGCAGCAACAGACCCAGCACTTGCTACAGGTGATGAGTATGATGTTAGCTTTTTAGCTACTCCACATCGGCACATATTTCATTTTGAAGTGACGATTGAAGTAGAACATTCGGACCGAGCAATTGAATTTATTCAATTTAAGAGATGGCTAGAGAATCAATATTCTCAAAACATTCTTTTATTAGATTATAAAAGTTGTGAGATGATTGCGGAAGACCTATATGAAGTAATTGCTACGCGGTACCCCGATAGAACAATTCATATTGAAGTAAGTGAAGATAATGAAAATGGAGCAAGATTGATGTTTACTGCCTCATAAAGGTCTTGTAATGTAATAGAACATTTAGTTCTTTTAGTTCTATTTGCTTTCTTAGGTAGCAATTCTAAATTCATATAATGTCCTATTACTTCAGGTGGTATTCCCTGAATAAATCCTTCAGTTTTACTAAACTTATGATCTAGCTCATACTCGCTTCCTCGTATGAGATTGTCTGGATTAATTTGATCGTGACAATGCTTCCAACTTAAATTAGTATAATTAGTAACTTGTTCTTGGTACAACTCCCATTGAGTTTTTAATTCTTTTGGAGTTGCTAATCCTAGTTTAATTTTAGTGTTAGATGCTTGTTTATATGACTCTGGATTTCTTCTTTGGGCCTTTTCTGTTTGTAGATTTTTTGCCGAATCAGTATGAGCCTTGTTGAACATCGGATTTTTGTCACCGTAATGTCCTCCACGCTCTTTTACTTTTTTAGAAATCTTTTCGCCTTTGGCTCTAACCCACTCTAAATCAGTGTGTAACTCTTTCAATCTTTTATTACCAGACTCACTCATTTTCTTCATATGTTTTGTACGGTCTTCTACTGTGGTGCGTTGTTTTCTACTATTTTCTGCTTTCTCAATAAAACCAGAACATTGAGTAATTTTCTCAGTACAACGGGCAATCTTAGTATTAACACTCACCCAATTAGCTTGCTTACCGCAATAAAAACATATATCATTGCATGTGGGGTTGAATATTTTAGGCATAGTTCAATCTCTCTTTCATCATGTATTTATGCCGAAACAACAATTTTACAACAACATCGCTATTTAAAGGAAAACTAAAATGGTAAATCAGGAAGTGAAGTCAAATCCCCGCGTCATCCGTATCTTTGATGACCTTGACGAATATCGTAATTTTTGTAGGGATTACGGTTACAGGTTTGATGAGAAGGATCTGTATAACTCTAAGAGTTATGTTTACAGGCAATTTCAGAAGTTGCTCTCAGGGAAGCCTGCAAAGAATCAGTGGGAGATTGATCTGGCTAAGTTTAAAGAAGAAGCTGCTATGGCTCCAGTGAGTCGCAGGCGCGCATAATGAGAAAATTATGGTATTGTGGTTTAGAGCCTTATAATGCTCGTTACACGCTTCAACTGACTGATTGGAATACTGAGGTATTTGATCGTCGCGGCATTGATTATGTCATTGTGCCAGGCGATACGCTTGATGATAGCAAGGCCATCGTGACTGGTCAAGTGCTTGATGCTCATGGTCGCTCGTATTATAGCCTAAGCCAGATGATGCGTCTCGTGAAGTTGATGCGTTGAAAGCAGAAAACGAACGACTGTTTGCCTCTATGCTTACTATGGCATTAGATGAAGAAGTAAGAAAGGCTAATGAGAAATAAATGTTTTAGGCATACGGCGTATGTAAACATTAGCTCTTGGAATGAATCCATTTTTCTTTTGTATACAGACGCGAATAGTTTCCCAGTCTTTTCGTTCTAATCGCGTAAGAACATTTACCTTACCTTTGATATATTCAACAGTTCCGTCAGCAAACTTTAATTCATAATACCACATGGCATTCAATTTCATAGATTCTGATTTGGGTATGCCTAATCTAACTTTAGACATACGCTGTTTTGTGATGTCAGACGCAGGAGCAATGTTATAAAAATTAGACCCGCCGTTATGAGCATTGATCCACATAGGATTAGATCTTGCGTCTATCTTATGGAGGAATCTAGATTCCCATTCTCTACATTCAGAAACTGTAGTAAAAGTTTTACGGATACTAACTGTAAAAGCATCAATGCCGTCTTGTGTAATAAGTTCTTTGACCTTTTGAGACGAGGTAAAATACTTTACCCAAAGATCCGTGGGTTGACAATGTTTACTATATCTGGACCCGTAATAACGCAAACCAGAAGGTATGTGAGTAATGATGTAAGTATATGGGGTGCGATCTACCGCTGTATAAATATTCACGCTGATGGTTCCTTTTCAACTGTTAGAGCCGGTGGATACTCCAATATCGCGATCGGCACTTTTATTTATCAAAACATCTTGTGTATATTATCTAAATATGCTACAATAAATCATACAAGGAAAAATTAATGAGAAAACTCTTTTATGTAGGACTTGAATCCTACAATTCACGCTATACACTACAACTCACTGAGTGGAATAAGCGTGTTTTTGATCGACGAGGATTAGATGTAGTGTATATAGAAGGTGAAACCTTAGATGACACTAATGCTATTTCTGTAGGGCAGGTGTTAGATGCTCACGGTCGCTCATATTTTAGTATGAGTCAAATGATGAATCTTGTCAAGATGATGAGAAATGGAGAAGTTACAAATGAAGATGTTATCTATTTTGAAGATATGTTCACCGTCGGTATCGAGAGCTTACCTTACATTCTTGATCAGGTTGATCCCAGCAAGCGTCCTCGTATTTTTGTCCGCTGTCTAGCACAGACAATTGATCCTGATGACTTCGTTCATGTTTGGGGTATGCAGAAGTGGATGGGTGATTATGAGAAGATGGTCAATGGGTTTGTGACTGGTGTCCTCGCGACTAGCGAAGAGATGGTCATGCATATGAAGATCGCAGGCTGGACTGCTCCTATCTATAATATCTCAGGACTTGCTTTCGGCAGGAACGAAGTCATGAGTCGTGTTGAGCGTATCAAGTCTTTCAATGATCGCCGTATGCGTGTGGTGTTCTCTGCTCGCTGGGATCAGGAGAAGCAACCAGACTTCTACATGGATCTTATTGATGCATGGCATGAGAAGTTCCCGAGTAAGAAGGTTGAATTTGTTGTCTGTAGTGGCAGCAAGTTACGTAGCAATAATGAAAGTTACATGCAGCGTACTCATAAGATGGTCGAGAACGGAAAGCTCACTGTCTATGAAGACCTTCAGAAGAACCAGTACTACGACATCCTAAATGATAGTCGTGTCGTGTTCAACTGTGCATTGCAAGATTGGGTGAGTAATACTGTCAGCGAAGCAGATGCCCTTGGATGTAATGTTCTGTATCCAGCGTATCGTAGTTTCCCTGAGACATTTGCAAACGATCATGAACGTATGTACATTCCTTGGTCTATTGATGACGCTGTTAGTAAGCTGGATAATCTTATCAAGAAGGCTCATCCTAATATGGGCGCCATCAGTGATTGGAACAACGGGACTATTGATCGTATCTGTGATATCATAGAAGGCAAGGGTGAGCAGTGGAATAGAATGGCTACTGACTATCGTAAACATACCAGAGAAAAGAAGTATTAATAATGAAAGTAATCATTGCTGGAACTAGATATAAGGACTACGAAAATAAAATTCCTTTTGATGATTATGACCTAGTAGTTCAATCAGTTTCTAGATCAGGCTTTGAAATTGACGAAGTTGTATGCGGTATGGCTATAGGTGTTGATAAATTGGGTGAGCGTTGGGCGCGCACCAACGGAATAAAGATTAAAGAGATGCCGGCTAATTGGAACGCACATGGTAAGGCTGCCGGGCCAATTCGTAATCGTGAAATGGCTACATATGCAGATGCTGCTATTATCATTTGGGATGGAACTTCTAATGGATCACGAAATATGATAAACGAGATGATTCGCAAGAATAAACCATACTATATTGCTATGACGGAATCAAAAGATGAACCGGTAGAATAACACAAGCTAAATAAGAATGTAGCACAAAGGCTACAACACATATATCATAATCCGTGTAAGGAAGGAAAGAATTATGAGCTATAACAAAAATAAAACGGATCCCGAACTGGGCCGTAGAGTCCATGAACATCTAGTACGGGTTGGGGTTGAAACTCCAACATTAGAAAACAATCTTGACCGCAAGGATAAGATTGACGTTATTGAAGCACACTTTGCTAGCATCATGCGCGCCTTAGGACTTGATCTTAAGGATGACAGTCTTGCTGAAACTCCACTTAGATGGTCCAAAATGGTAGTAAATGAAACGATGTGGGGGCTTGACCATGAGGCGTTCCCCAAGTGTACCACTGTTGTCAATAAAATGGGGTATGACGAAATGGTCGTTGAGAGGGGGATTACGGTGCAATCACTGTGTGAGCACCACATTCTTCCTATAGTAGGAAAGGCTACAGTTGCATATATACCCAAATCTAAAGTTTTAGGTCTAAGTAAGATGCCTAGAGTGGTAGAATATTTTAGCAGGCGGCCGCAGATTCAAGAAAGACTAACCGAGCAAGTATACCATGCACTATGCTACATTTTAGAAACTGATGATGTAGCAGTGGTGATTGAAGCAGAACACCTGTGTGTTTCTTCAAGGGGGGTTGAAGATACTAATGCCTCTACTATAACTAGTAAACTGGGACCGGCCTTTAAGGCTGACCCGGCTCTGCGAGCCGAGTTTATGAACTTGGTGGTGAAGCAATAATATAGAATCCAACCTCTTCCCAAGTTTTACCCCTCCATTCCGGGGGGAGGTTGGCTCTATTGAAGGATGGGAAAGTAGAATGAGTAAGATTCCAGGCTCTACTTGGTTTGGCATTGATGTTATCGCCAAGCAGTGTGATCGCTGTAAAACTATACACAATGATCCTATGGAAATTCAAGAGTTTCTATCATGGAGCGATCAATGTGGCTACGGGAACAAGACATTCGGAGACCTCACTGAAATAAGCATTGACCTTTGCCAATATTGTGTCAAGGAAGTCCTCGGTGAATGGATGGTTGTTGAAGATACGGATACATGGGGTCCATTATTCGACTAGACCTACACGGCATCCGCCACCAAGATGTTGATCTACTTGTAGAAAACTTCATCCTGATGAATCAGAACCACTTCCCACTAACTATCATTTGCGGTAACAGCGTGAAAATGATTAAGCTAGTTGAAAATACCATAAATAGAATAGGATGCGAAGCATCAATGCTCAGATATGGATTCATTGTTGTTCAGCGTTTTAAATAGCGGTCTTGGCGTCATTCCCGCTTGACAAATTCTGCCGCCTATGATAGATTTAACATAGGAGAATAATCATGTCAAAATATATTAGTACTAAGACTTATAAGCAATTAGGTCCAGTAGCCTATCGTCAATGGCGAGCAGATAGTCACTGTAATCAAGTGCATGGCTATGCTCTAAGTTTTCATTTTGAGTTTGAAGCAGACACACTTGATGCTCGCAACTGGGTAGTTGACTTCGGCGGACTTAAACCTCTTAAGGGGCTTCTTGAGGATTGGTTTGATCATGCCTTACTTGTTGCAGATGATGACCCCCAAAAGAAACATCTACTCAAGTTAGGTGATCTTGGTCTTGCAAAGATCACACTAGTTGAAAAAACTGGTTGTGAGGGTATAGCAGATTTCTTATACAATTATGTAAATGAACAGTTCCTTCCTACTTATGGTTGGGGAGATCGTGTTTGGTGTTCAAAGGTAGAAGTTAGAGAGACTGATAGTAACATGGCAATGCGAGTTGGGCACAGATCGGAGATTGTTATAAATGAGTAAAGAGATACATTATAACAATGTTAATGAATTAGTTCACAATATTATAAGGCAAATTACACTAGATAGCTTTCGTCCAGATTACGTAATAGGCATCACGAGGGGTGGCTTAGTTCCTGCAGTATTGATCAGTCACTATTTTAATATACCTATGCATACTCTTAAGGTAAGTCTTCGCAGTAGTCCTCAGGATACTGAATCAAACTGTTGGATGGCTGAGGATGCTTTTGGTTATGTTGATCTAGCGGAACGTGACACCCTTAAGAGCAGATGGGATACAAAAAAGCGTAAGAATATACTTATTGTTGACGATATAAATGATAGTGGAGCAACTTTTAACTGGATTAAAAATGATTGGGCACAAAGTTGTTTTCCCGATGAAACACAAGCATGGAATTCAGTTTGGAATCACAATATAAAGTTTGCTGTTATGGTTGACAATGAAGCAAGTGATTTTGAAGGAATTGATTACTTTGGAGAAGCTATCAACAAGATAGAAGATCCTGCTTTTATTCAGTTTCCATGGGAACGGTGGTGGAAGTGACCACTCCTATGCGAGATGATCTCATGGTCCAACAGCAGGTAAAAAATGCTTGGCAACATATGGTAGGAGTGATCATGTTGAATCAAACACATCGTGGCATGGTCAAGAAGGTCCTTCCGCAATTTTTACATATCTGGCCTAACCATCTTGCATTAATCTTTAGCGAACCCCAAGAAGTCTATGATGTCATCTGGCCTCTTGGTATGATGACTATTAGGGAAAAAAGAATCCGCAAGATGTCAGAACAGTACTTGTCCTGGGACGGAAAAGATGCTACAAAGTTATATGGCATTGGAAAATACGGTAGTGACAGTTATGAGATTTTCTTCAAACAGAACTATTCTGTCCAACCAACCGACAAAGAACTACTAAGATATCTAAAGGACATGGATTATGACACAAATCAAGGTTAGTGAACTCTTTTATAGTGTTCAGGGCGAGGGCCGATATCAAGGTGTTCCAAGCATATTCCTGAGAACTTTCGGATGTAACTTCACATGCGGTGGCTTCGGTATGCCTAAGGGCAAGGTGTCCGGTGAGCGTGATACTATCGCTTTTATGCATGGAAACCATCCTTATAAGGAATACAAGGATCTACCCTTAGTCAGTACTGGCTGTGACTCTTACGCCTCATGGGATCCTCGCTTTAAGCATCTGTCCCCGATGATGGATATTGATTCTATTGTTGATAAAATTATGGAACTGCTACCGTTTGGAGAATGGCGGGACGAACACTTAGTCATCACTGGTGGTGAACCACTATTAGGTTGGCAACGTGCTTATCCTGAACTGCTGAGTCATCCTAAGATGAAGGGTCTCAAGGAGATAACCTTTGAGACAAATGGCACTCAGCCACTGTCAGATGATTTTGCTAAGTACCTAGATGACTGGCGTTGGGAAGCGGTATCAGGCGAGGAGACCGGATTTTCCTTTAATCGTGAGATTACTTTCTCTGTCAGTGCCAAGCTGAGTTGTTCAGGCGAATCTCGCGAGGATGCCATCAAGCCTGATGTCGTTTGCAGGTATGAAGATGTAGGTACTGCATATCTCAAGTTTGTTGTTGCGACGGAAGATGACATCAATGAGGCATTGGAAGTTGTTAAGATTTATCGTGACGCTGAGTTTGAAGGTCATGTATATCTGATGCCAGTTGGCGGTGTACAGAGCGTATATGCCCTAAACAACAAAAATGTTGCGGCCGCAGCAATGAAACACGGTCTTCGTTACAGCGATAGACTTCATCTACCTTTATTCGGTAATGGATGGGGAACCTAAACATGAAAAGAGAAATCCGACTTATTAGTGAACAAAATCCCAAAGTATATACTATTATTGGTGATGATGATTTGGGTGACGGAGTAAAAATTGAAGTATGGGATGATACTGAATTATCTGGAAGTCTTTGCTTTGATATTCCGGAAGCACTAGAGATCGCCAGGGTGATCCTTGTAAACTACCAAACAATAATTACAGAATTGAACCCTACAGCAGAAGAATAAGAATGAACAAAAAAGCGATCAAACAAAAAATAATTGAATATTGGGATCGTCAGCCCTGTAACATCAATCACAGCAAGAGCGAGATCGGGACATTTCAATACTTTGAAGAGGGCGCTGCTAAACGGTATACAGCAGAACCACATATCAAGGATTTCGCACGGTTTCATCTATACAAAGGTAAGCGTGTCCTTGAGGTAGGATGCGGTATCGGTGCCGACGCAACTGAATTTGCTAAGGCAGGAGCTGAGTATGTGGGTATTGACATTAGTCAAGAGAGTTTGAATCTCGCTAAGAAGCGATTTGAAGTCTACGGTCTTGATGGACAGTTCCATCTGCGAAGCGGGGATGAGGACCTTTCTGATCTAGGACAGTTTGATCTAATCTATAGCTTTGGTGTGATCCATCACTATCCTGATATTGACCAGACTCTAGACAATCTTCGTAATTCTCTGAAGTCTTCGGGTGAGCTAAAGTTCATGGTCTATGCCAAGAATAGCTGGAAGTATGCCATGATTCAGTCGGGCTTAGATCAATTTGAGGCACAGTCAGGTTGTCCTTATGCAAATGCATATTCTACAGAAGAAGTTGAGACTCTGCTAGCAGGAAAATTCAACACGACCGAAATCAAGCAAGCACATTGTTTCATGTATGATGTTCCTAAGTATAAGCAGAACATTTTTGAATTGGAACCTTGGTTTGCAGCCATGTCTGAAGAGATGCGTGAAACAGTGCGACGATATATGGGATGGCATCTGCTGGTATCTGCAACAAAACCATGAGTAACTACGACAAAAGAATTGCATTTCTGATCAGTGACCAGCACCTTATTACCCACGGTGGCATCGGTCAATTTGCTAAGGGATTCACAGAAATGTGTTCCCGTATTGGTTGGAAAGTTGATATCATTCTAGATAAGACACCAACAAATGATCTGGCTAATATCGTTAAATCATTAGGTGCAAATATCATATATCCATCTGATGGCCTGCGATACACAGAACACACTGCTACCTTTGCATTTAGCGATAGCATTAACTTTGAAAAAATGATAAATTTTAGAAAAAGTATAATGCTTGCATTTCAATCCAACATTTATGACATGATGTTATGTAATACTCAAGAAGCAATGAGTGCTGCCTACGCTATGGGCATAGGTAAATATCTGCCAGTGGTATTCTATACTCATTCATACAGCATGGTTTTTCGCGATGAGCAAGACTTTAGCGATGTATGCATAGACGAATATCACGGCTTTTTCAATAAGCATATGGAGCTGTCTCATATCTTTGTGGGAACTCAATCACAAAAGAATGTAGATGAGATGACTAAGTATGGGGCAAAGAATGTATCACTCTTGCGTATGCCATTGAGTGAACGAGGATTGCTTGAACCTAATCATGGTCCTCGCAGTGGTGTACTGTTCATTGGACGATGGGAAGAGCGCAAGAATCCTGCTGCTTATCTTAAAGTGATGAAGGAAACAGGATTACCCTGTAAAGTAATGACAAATAACAATGGTGCTAAGAAGTTTGAAAAAGCGTTCAAGGAGGCAGGCATCACTGATTATGAAATTAAGGTATCTATCATAGGACAAGAGAAGGTAAACTTCATCAAAGGCTGTAGCGTTTTCTTTATGCCAGCATTAGGCGAGAACTATCCGTTCGCGTTTAGCGAGTGCTTGGGTCACGTGCCATGTGTAGTGTTGGATAACCAAGATTGGTCTGACAATTTTGATGAAAAATACTTCTATAAAGAAACCTTAGCAACTGCCGGTGATAGAATAAAACTTCTATATAATGCTACCGACTACTATAGCACCGGTGCATTGGACTATATCAAAGGTTTAGATGATGATACTGCTAACAGGTGGATAGAATTTTTGAACAACTTTGTAGCAAAGCAAAGTAAGACTAGTGCAGCAAAGATTAATAACTATGATACTACATCCTATCGCGACTACATTAAGGATTTGAGTCGAGGGCAACTAGCACGAGAAGATGTTGAAAGCGTATTAGCTAATAGACATAAGTTTAGGGTTATCTACACTGATGCTGATACATATCTGACAAAGGATCCTGAGTTTGTTCCTGATGAAGATATCGTAAGCACTAATTTATTTGAAGGGCTATAAATGAAAAAAGTATTGATCACTGGATGTTCGGGCTATATCGGCTCTCATCTCTGCAAGATGCTTGAGCATGAATATGAAGTTCATGGACTTGATGTTATGGATCCGCAACATCCTATCAAGAAATTCTTTAAGGTCGATATCAATCGCCCTATCTTGCATGACGAAGAATATGACGCAATTGTTCATCTGGCTGCACTCGTTAGAGTGGGAGAGAGCGAACAGATTCCGATCATGTACTATATCACCAATCTGAATGGTACGATGAATGTATTGAATAAGATTAAGACTTCTAACTTCATATTTGCTTCTACAGGTGCTACTGAGTTATGCAATAGTGCATATGCTATCAGCAAACGCGCAGCAGAAGATGTTGTGAAAGAATATTGTACTAAACACACTGCTACACCTTATACCATTTTCCGATTCTACAATGTGATTGGCACGTCCGGATATGATCCTACCAATCCAGATGGGCTGATGTATAAGATGTTGGAATCAAGTTATACGAGAGAGTTCACTATTTATGGCAGTGATTATGACACACCAGACGGAACCTGCATTCGTGACTATGTTCACGTTGATGAGATTTGCGAAGCGATCCGAATGGCTATTGAGCAGCCAGCTAATAAGATTGAATGTCTGGGACACGGTGTTGGACACACAGTTAGTGAAATGTTTGAACTATTCAAGCAAGTGAATCATGATGCACTTAATCAAGACACTGATGTCCCTGTCGTTACGAAGATTGGACCCCGTAGAAAAGGGGACATACCTTATAGCGTACTAGAAGATGTGTCCCCTTATATGAAAAATCTCTATACTATAGAAGATTTGCTCAAGTTACCTTAACTTACTTATTGATAGCGTCAAGATTGATAGCATTGCCACCCACTGGATAGATTGCGCCTGGGGCTGCTTGAGTGAATCCTAGTTGTCCTGGCTTAACATGTCGTGAAGTCCAAGGGCTTTCCATGATAGGACCGTAGCAACTTGCTAACTTAGCACCGTTAACAGGCTGTGCTTGCACCTGACATGGGAAGGACCATTGATTGCTCATTCCAGTTTCAGGTGTCGTGCCGATAGTGAAAGAACGAAATTGTGCTGGTGCCACTGCCCAAGAAGGAGCCTGCGGGTAACTTGTTTCTGGTGGAACACCGAACAACGACCATACTGTCTTAGAAGTATGATCTGGGGTATCACAAGAACCGTCTGCATTCACGGTGCGATTCATCAACTTTAGATTAGCAATTGCTGAACCATTGAGAACTGGACACACTGCCATTCCTTCTCTGAACTTTTTACCATTAACCGTCATCATTTTGCCGGTCGGTGTTGAAGGAGATGCTGCACATAATGCGTATTCACCCTTACAGATTCCGAGCGGGGCTCCCGCAAATGCCGGTGCACTTGATCCAGCAGTCAATAATATAGCGAGTGCTATTGCTAAGTTCTTCATTTAAGTTCTCCTTGTTTTAAATGTGCTACTATTTATTCTAGTGTATCAACAAGAAGCTATTTAGGATGTCATTACGATTTGCACCGTCGTCGCCTTCACCAGGCATGACGATGACATTATGCATCTTGCTTACGTCTGGTTTCTCTTTTGGTGCTGGGTGACTCATCATCTCATCATAAGTCCAGATTGAACTGGGCTCAATACTATACTTGGCTGCTAAACGCTGTTTGAATGCCTCTAGATTCTTGCGTGAAGCAAAATGCGTCCGACCCTTAGCATCCTTCTTGACCTTTATTCCGTCTTTTGCGATCAAGTCATTGAAGAGTTCTTCGGGAACGACCCGGCTGTTCTTTGTCTTCGCAAAATCAATCTGCTTCTCTTGGTTAGGCTTCGCGCCCATTGAATAGTTCATCTTGAAGTTTCCAGGAGCAGCACCTTGTGCGACACTGGCCAGCTTGGTATAAGCATAGAAGTCTACATTAGGATATTTACGGGCTAGGTTGTATGCATACTCAAGATACTGCGGAGAGAAAAAGTCTCCGGCATCGTGCCAACGAATGATAAGAGTAGTCTCGGTTCCCTTTCTCTTATCTATCTTCTGTAGTTTACGAGAGTTTTCCTGAATCTCTGCACCTAACATATCCATAAATCCTTGTGGATCATTGTACAAAAAGTTTAGTAGACGGGTCTGTCCTAGGCTGACGCCCTTCCATTGAACATATCCGCCCTTCATCGCATAGCAATAAGTCTGACATACTCCTGCTCCTGTACAAGTATCAACGATTATGAAGTCATTGGTGTCTTCGTTTACCGCTAGGCCTTTTAGTGCAGGCAGGCCCACATTGTAGAATGCACTAGCAGTACCATCACTGTGCTGCATCTTCTCGTTTTGCTTTAGTATCTTAGTGGGGCGTTTTGTTATAGAGCTACGGAGTTTGTCAAGATCATACTTCTGTCCGTCATCATTGACGATAGGAACATTGCTCCTATGAACATATGGAATCTTGAATCTATCCTGCTTTGTTTTGCCTGATACATATTTTTCGGTGCCTCGCGGAGTCTTCTTTGACTGACCTGTGTTGGGATCAATTATCGGGGTACCCTTGATGCGATCTAAATACTTGTTCATCTCGTCTTTTGACATAGTACGATGTGGTGCATCTAGTTTTGCTTCGTCAACCTCTTCTTCCTCAGGTGCAACGCCTTCGCTTTGCAAAAATTGATCAAGAGACATGACCACAAAGTTATCCGAAAACGGAGTTTCTGCCTTGACTTCCCGTGAGTTTTCGTTTATTATGTTAAGAATGCTACGAATATCCATTGTGACCCTATTATCTACTGTTATTTATCAAAACCTAAATTAGGAACTAAAAATGCAAGACACTAGCAATGACATTCTTTTTTATGCGGCAGGTGCATTAGCATCTATAGCTATTCTACTTATCTTGTTTAAAACCTTTCGAGACCGATGAACAATGAATATTTTTTATGTAAATACTAATGCGGAACTTGCTGCACAGTCCATGGTAGATCGGCATGTGGTAAAGATGATTCTAGAGACCAATTGATAAATACATTCATGTAAGGGAATACTACCATGAAAACATGCATGATTTGTAATAAAGAATACCGAGATTTAACAAAACACATTAAGATGGCTCATAAATTAACCAAAGATGCAGCATATGATTTAATGTTGCAGCACTTTCCTGAACTGTTTGCGTCTTGCACCGTATGTGAGGGGAAAATCAAAAAAACTGTGGGTGCTGGTGGAAAGATGACATGTAGCCAAGAATGCAGTAAATTAGCTAAAAGTAATGTTAATAGGGAACGGAAACAATCAACCGATGTCATCAACCGCCGAATACTGAACACTGATCAAACAAAAAAACAAGCTGCTCGTAAAAAAACTATGTTGGAACGTTACGGAAGTTTATATGCACCCAAAGATGCGGTTGCTAGAAACAATAAACTCAGGGGACAGAAACGCCCGCGATCAGTAGAACATCAAACCAATATCATTGATTCTAAAAGAAAAAACGGAACATTAAAGCATACCGAATTAGCTAAAGAGAATATCAGAAAAGGTGTTAATAAAGTTTATCAATCTGATAATCCGCCATGCACCATTTCATCCGGATCCCCAAAGGGGTATATTACCGGAACCATAAATGAAATATATTATAGGTCAAGCTACGAATTGAAGTTCTTAAAATATTGCCATAGTAATAATATTGATGTGAAATCCGCAAGCACTACGGAATTTAGAGTAAGATATGTAACCGATGATGGTAAGCAACATTATTATTACCCTGACTTTTATTTGCCAGATTACGATTGTATTATTGAGATAAAACCACTTGACATGATAACAGATTTAGTACACACTAAAAGTCATGCATGTGCGTTAGAATATAACTTTTCACTGGTAACGGAAGAAGAATTAAATGATCTGTCTGCGTTTTTTAAAAAACTTTAGGAGTAAGGTATGAACATATTTATGGTTGATCAATGTCCTGTGAGGTCAGCGACAAGTCTGGTGGATAAACATGTAATTAAAATGTGCGTTGAATCGGCCCAATTACTGTCAACGGCGCATCGCGTGATTGATGGTGAGGAATATACAGGTCAGTCTCAGTCTGGCCGCAAAGCAAAGAGATGGAGACTCAACAATGATCTTGATACTATTCTGTATTCTGCTACTCATATTAATCACCCGTCCGCAATCTGGACGAGACAGACTTCTGGAAATTATAATTGGTTGTATGATCATTTGGTTGCTCTTGGCAGTGAGTATACCCATCGCTATAATCGTAGGCATGTTACTATTTATAAGTTGGGCGTCATCTTAAAGAATCCTCCTGATAATATTCCCCAAGGTGCTATGACACCGATGCCCTCGTGCATGGATAAGGAATACATCATCGGTAATGATCCTGTGGAAAACTATCGCAACTATTATAACAAGGGAAAAACCTCTCTGCATCGGTGGACCAATCGTTTTCCTCCCGAATGGATTGAGGGAGAAATTCAAGCGGGGTCAGGACCAAAGCATATATACATTGCAAGGAATTCACATGTTTGAAAAACTCAAGAAATGGCTTATCAATGAGCCTGAACCCCCTCCGCCCCCTCCGGAACCCGAACCGAAGCCAAAGAAGCCCCGGGCGCCGAGAAAACCTAAGCCTAAGATAGAACTTAGTGCTAAGGAAAAGGCAACAGCAGCCGGAGAACCATATGTCGCTATTCTGAGTGTAGACCTTGATCCCAATGACATGGGCAACGGTAGTTTTGAACTCGATTGGAATCCTAAGTTTGTTGCTGACCTTGTAAAACAGGGATATATGTATGCTCCTAAGGATACGGATGCTATGATCGTGGACCGTTGGTTCCAGAATGTGTGTCGCAATATCGCACTTGAAATTTATGAGCAAGAGATTGCCGATCCTGAAAAGCGTGATGAGAGTGATGTCCGCGTCATTCGCCAGCGTGATATAGGTGACGGATTTACTGAGGTTAGCTGATGAAAACTTTTCTATCTAACGAGAATATAGACCTCGCCATCCAATATGCCTTGGGCAATGATGAGGTCTTTGAATCCTTAGATCCAGGCTACCGAAATCTATTTCTAGCAATCTTGGGTGACAGCAACTCCTCTATGCTCAGAGAAGCTATGGTTTTGCGTATGCTCAACTACGTTTCTTATCCAGAAAAACATGGAATGGATGGCTATTGCCCTGTTACCAATAAGGAAAAGGAAGCAAAGCCTAAGTTTATCGTAAAAGGGCAAAAAATCGGAGCTACAAGCGGCAACTTTAATGACATGACTATTGAACTTCTTGACAAGAAGGATGGGTGTGACGTTATTTGTGCTGGATTCTATGAAGGAAGGTTTCTCTACATCGTTGAGATTCCTTACGAAGTTATCAAGCCTAAGCTACAGACTAGAGTTGATAATGCTAAGATTGGCAAAAGAGTCGTGTGCGAGTTTGGATACAAGAACTACGATCATGATAGTTTGCAGGTCAAGTATCTAAATGAAGCGTTGATTACTAAAACCAACAGCCTGTCAAAGCCTCATTTTGAGATGCTCAAAAGGCGGTATAATGCATCTAGCTGATGTGCTTAACAAGCGATATTCTACTAGGAATATGAGTGATGCTGACTTTGAGGCAGCATTACCTACGCTTGCACAACAGCTAGAACAGACCAGTTTCTACTTCTCATATACTGACGATGAAATGCGTAAGGATTGGAAGAAGCTGTGCGATTGGACTACAACCGAAGACAGCATCAACTCTACTAGTCGCTTGGGTATGAAGCTGAGTGAGCATTTCTGTCCTAACTTTTATGACATTGAAAGCGCAAGCGGAACCAGTTACAAGAGTCTGTGGACTGCTAAGAACCTAGAAAAGATTCTGCGTTGGAATCGCAAGAGCCATAGCACGCCTTACTTGAGTGAAATCAAGCGTGGAATCTATTTCTGCTGCGGTCTTACTAAGAACACAATGTACCGTCCTCAGATGATGAAGCTGGCATGTATCAAGTATCGTCCCGAGCGAGTGCTTGACCCATGTGCAGGCTGGGGTGGCAGAATGCTAGGGGCAGTGAGTTACGGAGCGCATTACACTGCGTTTGAACCTAACACAACTACCTACGCTAATCTAAACAAAATAGTAGACTTCTTAGGAATTCGTGATAAAGTCACATTGATATGTGATGATGCTAGGAATATGTCACACTACAATATTCCTAAAGTTGATCTAGTGCTGACCAGTCCTCCGTATTTTGATCTTGAGGTGTATGCTCATGAGGATACACAAAGCATCAAGAATATGAACACATATCAGGACTGGGCTGATGGATTTTTACGAGAGATCATTAAATCAGGTATTGATCATCTAAATGAAGGCGGTGTAAGCTGTTGGAATGTTGGTAAGGTTAAGAACCGAGATATGAATGATGATGTCCGTAAGTATCATAATGAATTTGGATATGATATAATTGATACTCTTGCAGTAGATAGTAGCAAGCGACAGAGTAACCAAACATCTACGAAAAATGCTAAAAGCAGCGATAATACAGTTGTTTATGCTTTGGATAATTTCGCTTGACAAGCACCTAAAATGGTAATACATTAATTTTATCATCAACGCATTAGGATTGTATTATGTCCAAGAAGAACAATAATTTTCCGCTTAAATGGGTACCCAGCAAGGTAAAACGCACTCGCAGCGTCAATAACAAACTGGCCCGCAAGGCAGGCGAGTTTTACGTTAAGACTGTGGCGCAGCGTCTGGAGGAAGTGAATATACCGAGTAATCAAGGATTACATGACGCGATTGAAGATTACTACAAGAAGGGAATCACCTTCTCGCTAAAGAACTTGCCCAAGCATAGCAAGGTCAAGATTAAACATATCCTGATTGATGAAGATATTCAGCGTGAGATTGATGAAATTCACGTAATGCACATCATTCAAGGATTTGACGAGCGACGAGTGAATCCCATCTTTGCTGTTAAGTTTCCCGGAGAAGATAATTATCATTGCACTGACGGACAACATACTGTCGTGTCTTTGGCTAAACTTGCACAGGCAGGTCTCATTGATGAAGTAGATGAGAATGACTGGGAAGATATGGAAGTTGACGTTCTTTACGTTGAGACTTCAGACCGCTCATTTGCCCGAGAACATTTCGCATTCATCAATGGTGTTGGCAAGAAGAAAATTGACGAATATGATCATCACAAGCAGCGCGTCTTGAGCTATCGGTTGGATGGTAATACTACCAATCAAGAATATGCGCTTGCTGCTGAAAAGCAAACTATTTGCGAAAATAGTGATGTCTATCCTATCAGCAAGGAAGACGAAGAAAATCTCGGTATTCCCGGTACTCTGACTCACCTGGCTGCTATCAAGACGATGAAGCCTGAGATTTTAAATTTTACTGTTAAGAATCACAATAGATTTTGGAATGATGAAGTTGTAGAGGCTGCTGAATTTAGTTTTAACAAACATCTTTATAATACAGCAAAGATTCCTGTAGATAGCCCTGAGTATGTAGAGTTTTTGACTAATCTGAATGCTATTATCAAGGAATTGTTTACTAATCCTGGACAACTATTAACTACAGTAGGGGACGCATATGCTGCTTATTCAAAAGCAGTTTATGGAACTAGTAAAAGTTTACATGATACTGCAATTCTGAACGTATGTCTTAAAATTTACCAAAGACTTGGGGGTAAGTATCCTGTTCCTGACATGGTGCTATCCCACAGCGAAGCAGGGAAGGATCTTTATGACTTCTTGCCCGCTAGTATCAAGGTCCAGGTTAAGGCTCTAGGAGCGAAATAATGAAGCGTTTTCTTTATATTATCCAGACACAGCACAATAATATTTTGGGATTTGGTGTGTGTGCTTCTCCTGGCAAGAGGTTGCAAGACTATGTAGCACACAGTGCCTGTAAGCAAGAGTTTGCTTGTTTGTACTACGGTGAGAAGACTGACATAGATGCTCTTGAAAAATATATTAAGAACGAATGGTCCAACATTCGTCTTAATATCAATGGCAAGTGGAAGTGGGAATGGATTAATCCTGAGGCAAACAAGTCAGTAGATGAACTGATTGCTCTGGTTGATACCAAGATTGCTGGTCATCCTATGAAAAGCGTAGGTAAGCTAAAACCTGATTTTCTCCCATTCAAAAACTATTATTCCAAAACCCCTGTCAGAAAGGATGTTTTAGATTTTGATCCTACTAGCTTTTTAGATTTTCAGGCTTGACAACCTCTAAAATACCAGCTATAATATGTGTATAAATAGAGAAAGCATCCGATGAAGTACGCACTCATAGACACAGCAAATTCATTCTTTCGTGCCAGGCATGTTGCTGCGAAAAATGAGGATAAATGGGTCAAAGTAGGAATGGCGATGCACCTCACGCTCTCATCTGTAAATCAGGTTGTGCGTAAATTTGGCATTGATCATGTCGTCTTCTGCCTTGAGGGCCGTTCTTGGCGTAAGGAATTCTACAAGCCGTATAAGGCTAATCGTATCGCAGTGAATCCTACTGAGGCTGAAGTTGAAGAGAACCAGATGTTCTGGGAGACATATGATCACTTCACGACCTATCTGCGTGACAAGACGAATGCCAGCGTACTGCGCCATCCCAATGCTGAGGCAGATGATATCATCGCTCGTTTCGTTCATCTACATCCTGACGATGAACACTTCATCATCTCCACTGACTCTGATTTCGTGCAATTGATCGCAGAGAATGTGCATCAATATAACGGCATGACGAATCAGGTGATCAAGTTGGATGGCTACTATGATGATCGTGATCGTATCGTGAAGGATAAGAAGACCAAAGAACCCAAGCTGCTTGAGGATCCTGAGTATCTCCTGTTCAAGAAGATCATCCGTGGTGATGCTACTGACAACGTGTTCTCTGCATATCCGGGCGTTCGTGAGAAGGGTTCTAAGAACTCTATCGGCATCCGTGATGCATATGAAGATCGCAACAAGCAAGGCTTCAAGTGGAACAACATGATGTTGCAACGCTGGACCGATCATGACGGCGTTGAACATCGTGTCAAGGACGACTATGAACGTAACCGTGCCCTTATTGATCTCACTGCACAGCCGCAAGAGATCAAGGATAAGGTTGATGAGGTCATTCGCAATGATGTACGCATTGCTACGACTCCTCAGGTAGGAATCCACTTGATGCGTTTTGCTGCAAAATACGAACTGACCAAGATTTCCGAACAAGCAGAGACTTATGCGAAGTGGCTCAACAATCCTTATAAGGGAAAGTTAGTAGAGGTGTAATATATGTTTTTCTTCATAGGAGATGAAGCACCACTACAAGCACTGCACAAAGTCCACGATAGGCTCTATCTGGATGATGGATGGTCCTCTACTGTAGTGTCAGGTGAGATGGTATGGTTTAAAGGATATAGCACTGACTGCACTCTTTCAGATGATATTGCTGCTGTAGTTTCTCATGGATATCGTCCTGCAGGTAAATGGTGTGCTATCGTATCGTATGGTGATAATTATGAGATCATGCATCCTCCTCTAAGAGGGTTTCCGCTGTATGAGAGAGACAAGTTTAGTAGGACAAATCTAAAATTAGAAGCATATACACCAGTATGTTACGACGGACCTCATATCAATGAACAACCGGCTCTTACTTTAGAACAAGCATCGACCATAATCGGTGATATTCTCGTAGAAAATACGGTCAATTTTTTGAAATATACCAAAGTTAACGAGATGAATGTATTATGTTCTGCTGGACTTGATACGATGACATCTTGGGCGATACTAGATAGCGTTACTAAAAATTACACACTACATGCTTATGTTCCTAAACAAACTGATAGAACATTACATGAACATTTAGGAAGGATCCGTGAATACGAATCTGATCTTTTAGATAAAGTATCCCAAGATTATTGGGGATATGATGTGATGAATGCATTTAAGGACCTTAACTGGTATGCCACTGGGTACTATGCAGAAACTATGCAACTCCGTCATGGAGCAGGGCAAAGAGCAGTCGCTAATTATCAGGGTAAACATACACTAGAAATGCTTGAAGAGACAGATTATCTCTACTGGTTTATACAAAGGGCTGATATTGCTAAGAGACATGATGGTGACAAATTAATTTTTAAGGATGAGCAAGAATTAAAAGACTATATATATCATACGATTTTCCATGACTATCAGATGTGGCACATTGATAATAATATGACGTTCAGTCCGTTTGCTGATTCTCGCATCGCTCAAGTTTCTTATAGAATGTCAATCGCAGATATGACTGCTAATTGTAAGAACGGTGATGTTCAGCGTAATATTATTAAACGATTCAAGCCTGAACTTCTATCTTTGGTCTCAGACTACAAGAATTCAAAAGATGTATGGGCTAACTTTAGGAAGAACTTCGCTAATATAACTTTAGATCCACAAGTAAGGGTGAAAATACGATGAGCCAAAGCATTCATAGTAACTATTTTTGCAAAGATTGCAAACACAGCATGGTCTCCTTGGGTGCCCGTATCGGATCTATAATTTTTGATTTAGGTAAAGTACCAAATCATGATTATAAATGCAAACTATCATATCAAGAAAAATCAGTGGACTATAATCTAGTAACTGGTCCCAAGAAGATAGAGGCTTATTACGAAAATTGTTCTAGCTGGAGATCGCCGTTTAATGATCGTTGTGGCCCTGAAGGCAGACACTGGACACCAAAACACAAAAAAGATTTATTTTTAGCACTTACAAAGGAGAGGTGAATGAGTGAACTAATCGCAAAACCAGTAGTAAAGAACCAGTTTTGGATTGTTACTGATGGTGAAAAGAAAGTTGGTAATGTAACTGCTAATCATCAAGGATATGGAGTACAACTTAACGGTACCTTTATTCAGTTCAACAATACTGACGAGATTAAAAAGACTACCAAGATTAGATTTGAACCATTAAAGTCTAATAAAACCAAGGCTGAATTACCTTACCCTGAGTACCCTAGGCCCGCTAGGACCTGTAATTCGTTGTTTGATATCAAGCGCGGATTACACCTGTTTACCAAGACTAAGAAGAGCAAGTGTCAATATGCTGCTGGATGGTTCGTGATGGATCAGAACAGCATGAAACAGGTCGTATTCTGTCCTAAGTATATCTTCATTCAGCGTTATCCTTATCAAGGACCGTTTAAAACGGAAGCCGAGGCAAATAGCATAAATATCTGATCATGCAATTTATGCACATAAAAAGATTTGTAGATAAGATGGCCGTCGTTGAGTCTAGGCAGACTAAAGATGTGGTTTTACCTATGATTGATGCCCGGGGATTGCGCGATGACATCACCAAATTACTATCGGATCTTTATGCGCTCAGTGCTGATCAGAATAAAAAAGAAGAAGTTATAGATATACAGGTAAAGGGTGGATCATTTAAATGAGCCGTAATCAGCCAAATGTCTTGCTTGAGCATGTGGACAAGAAGACCTACAAATGCGATCAGATCGTAGAAGCTTCTGGAATATGGGCTGTCGTATTTGATGGTCAACCTATCAACCTGAAATCCTTTCATTATCTGACAAACGATACTGCGCCTAAATATAAGAAGACCAGCTTCTCTAATCCTGGCCATGCTAGAAACCTCTGCCGCAAGTTGAACGCACAGTTCAAATCTGACAGGTTTACTGTAGTCTTCATGAACAGCGGCACTACCGTTTATCCCGATGACCTACAGGACTAAAAAAGAGATCACGGAGAAGGTTCTTGATGAGTTAAAGGACGATCCCGATAATCCATGGAAGAATCTCACTGCGGATAAGGTGATCTTTCATT